ATGTCTATATCAGAGATGTTTGATGGTAGATGGGATGTTGTGTCATTAAAGAATGGTGCCAGTGGTGCTAGTAGAGACATCAAAGAAAACTTAGAGTTCATTGAATCCTATGAGAATGTAGTATTATGTTTCGACCAAGACGAAGCAGGTATCGAAGCAATAAAGTCAGTTAGAGATATTATATCCCCTAACAAACTTAAGATATGTAAGTTACCTATGAAAGATGCTAATGATATGTTGACTCACGGTAACATCAAAGAGTTTACTGATGCGTGGTGGGGTGCTAAACCTTACACACCTGATGGTATCATCAGTGCTATGGATACTTGGGATTATTTAGAGAAGGCTAAAGATATAAAGTCTATCCCCTATCCTTGGCAAGGTCTTAATGAATACACTTATGGTTTCAGACAGAAGGAATTAGTGACTATCACAAGTGGTAGTGGTATGGGTAAGTCCTCTTTGGTTAAAGAGTTAGAGCATTACCTATTGAGTACAACTGATGATGGTGTGGCAGTAATTCATTTAGAAGAATCTATTGAGGGGACTACTAAAGGTTTAATGTCAGTGGAATACAACGAACCACTTCATTTACCCGGACACAGAGAAAACTATACTGATGAAGAATGGCACGATATGTGGTACAAGGCAGTAGGTTCTAAAGAAGGACAGTTATACTTATTAGACCACTTCGGAAGTATTGCAGAGGATAGTCTAATCAGTAGAATCCGTAGTTATGCTAAAGGTTTAGACTGTAAGTGGATTATCTTAGACCACCTATCTATTGTGGTGTCAGACCAAGAAGGTTTTACTGATGAGCGTAAGGCTATCGATGCTATTATGACTAAGTTAAGAAAGATAGTACAAGAGACTGGCGTAGGTTTATTCCTCGTATCTCACCTAAAGAGACCACAGGGTAAGGCACACGAAGAAGGTGGTCAGGTGAGTCTCTCAGAGCTCAGAGGTTCAGCCGCGATTGCACAACTATCTGATATGGTGATTGGACTAGAGCGTAACCAACAGGCTGATGATAAGATAGATAGAAATACTACTACATTGAGAGTGATTAAGAATAGATTCTCCGGTCTAACCGGTAAATGTTGTGAGTTAGTATATAACGAGACCACTGGTAGACTTAAAGAAGGAGTTGATGGTGAAACATTATTCTAACAAGTGTTACTTTGATATTGAAACAGATGGCTTAGATGCCACAAAGGTACACTGTATATGTGCTATGTTAGACCACGAAGCTACTGTCTATAATTTTATAGGGGATAAACCTTATATAGAATTTAAAGAGTGGTTAGAGATAGAAGGTGTAGATACATTAGTAGCACATAATGGTATAGGTTTCGACATACCTGTACTAGAGAGATTAAGTGCTACCAGTTATGATGCTTTTAATATTGAAGACACACTGGTGTTATCCCGACTGGCTAATCCTTCACTAGAAGGTGGTCACTCACTTAAGAACTGGGGTGTAATATTAGGTAATCAAAAGGGTGATTATGGTGATGGCGTAGCTAAGGGTGTAGATATATGGGCACACTATAACACAGAGATGTTAAAGTATTGTCAACAAGATGTAAGACTACTGAAGGATGTATATAAAAGATTGTCTATACAACTACAAGACTTCAGTGAATATAGTATAGAGTTAGAACACAAGGTGGCTGAAATCATTCTCCACCAACAACAAACAGGAGTATTATTTGATGAAAGAAAAGGATATGAATTATTGGCAGAGCTTAAAGAAAGGGTTCACGAGATTGTACTGGAAGTGCGTGAGGTTTTTACTCCCCTCCCTGTTTGGAAAGACTTAACAGTATTAAAGAATCCATATAGGAAAGATGGTACCCCTTCACTAGCTTATCAGAAGCAGTTAGATAGAGGTGCTCATCATAGAGATGGTGACTGGGGATACATAGACTACCCTGAGTTTAACTTAGGTAGTAGACAACAAGTGTCTCGTTATCTACAACACTTTGGATGGACACCTACTGAATGGACAGATAAAGGTTCTGTAATTGTTAATGAGAAAGTATTATCAGGTGTAGATATACCTGAAGCTAAGATGATACTTGAATACTTCACTATCTCTAAGCGTGTATCTATGGTCAAAAGTTGGCTCGAAGCAGTAGCAGATGATGGAAGGATACACGGTAGGGTTAATAGTAATGGTGCAGTGACTGGTCGTATGACACACAGTAAACCTAACCTAGCACAGGTACCTGCTATCTATTCTCCTTATGGTGAGGAATGTAGGGAGTTATGGATTGTACCTGAAGGTAAGTGTCTAGTAGGGATTGATGCTAGTGGTTTAGAATTAAGAATGTTAGCACACTATATGAATGATAAAGATTATACAGAGGAGATATTAAATGGCGACATACACACAGCAAATCAAATGGCTGCAGGACTTCAATCAAGAGACCAGGCAAAGACTTTCATCTATGCGTTCCTGTATGGAGGAGGTGATGGCAAAATCGGGGAAATCATTGGCGGAAAAGCAAAGGATGGTAAGAGACTTAAGGCAAAGTTCCTTGATAATACGCCTGCACTTAGAACTCTTCGAGGAGAGGTTGACAGAGGAAGCACAAAGGGCTGGCTTAGAGGATTAGATGGTAGGAGACTACACATCAGGTCATCACACTCAGCATTGAATGTATTACTACAGTCAGCAGGTGCTATCATTATGAAGCAAGCACTAGTATTATTAGAGAAGTTTGCTACTTCATATAAGATAGATTACAAGTTTGTATTGAATATCCACGATGAGTTTCAAGTGGAAGTTAAAGAAGACCAAGCTGATTGGTTTGGGGGATTGGCGGTGGATTGTATCATCAGAGCCGGTCAAGATTTTAAACTAAACTGTCCTATGGATGGTGAATATAAGGTAGGTAAAACGTGGGCACAGACACACTAAAGACAACAGATACGATAGTAGAGGACATCTATAAGCTAATGGATACCAAGGTGGTAGCCGAAGGTGTAGATGTAGAGAAAGTTATTGAAGAGTTCGGGGAGAATATGAAGTCAATCCTAATCAATAATATAACAGCACACGAGTTCGATAAAAGAAAACTTCGTATGTCTAACATAGGTAAGAAAGATAGACAGTTATGGTATAGTTATAATGGTTATAAAGGTGAGGAGCTACAGCCTTATGTCTACATTAAGTTCTTATATGGACACTTAATTGAAGAGATGGTATTAGCCCTAACTAAACTGTCAGGTCACGAGGTGACAGCTGAACAGAAGAAGGTAGAGGTATCAGGTATCAAAGGTAGTATGGACTGTAAGATTGATGGTGTCCTGACTGATGTTAAGTCAGCTAGTCCTTATGGTTTCAAGAAGTTTAAAGATGGTAGTCTAGTCAATGATGACCCCTTCGGTTATATCGACCAAATAAAAGGGTATGCTCACGCTGAGAAGACTACTGATGTAGGGTGGTTAGTTATGGATAAGACCAACGGACATCTAACATATCTTAAGTATGATATGGCTGATGAATCTAAATGGTACTGGACTAAGTTAAACTTCTTCTCTATCGTAGAGAGAATTAAAAAGATTAAGGCATTAGTGACTAAAGCTAAACCACCTACTAAATGTTATGAACCAGTAGCAGATGGTAAGTCAGGTAATATGAAGTTACCTGTAGGGTGTAGTTATTGTTCTTATAAACACGAGTGTTACCCTAAGTTGAGAACCTTTATTTATTCTAATGGACCTAAGTTCTTAACTGAGGTAGGTAAAGTCCCTTCAGTATTAGAGGTAGATAAAGACGGCAATAGATTGAATAATTTTTATGAGGATAAGGATACAACAGATGAGTTCTTTAAAAAATCTTAAGTATAGAAGCAAGTTAGAGAAGGAATGTCACCAGTTACTAGGTAAGAAAGACTGGGCATATGAACCACATAAGATAGCCTATACTATGAGGAAGAATTATGTTCCTGATTTTGTCTTGGAAGATAAGTATTATGTAGAGGTTAAAGGTTTCTTTAGACCTGGGGATACAGCTAAGTACAAAGCAGTAGCTGAACAGCTTAGGTTTGAAGGTAAGGAGTACATCTTTCTGATGCCTAAACCTGATAGTAGAGTTAGGAAAGGGGGTAAGATAACCTACCGCCAGTGGTGTGCTAAGAATAAGATAGCAATATTTTCAACTAAAGAAGTTAAGGAGTTAAAGGAATGGACGAAAACCAAAACATAAATCCTGCACACTACAAGACAGGCAACATAGAAGTCATAGACTACATCTTAGATAAAGACTTTAATTACATAGAAGGTAACATCATTAAGTATGTATCTAGATGGAGACATAAGAATGGAGTAGAGGATTTAATGAAGGCTCAATGGTATATCAATAAACTATTAGGAGAAGAAATTGTTAACTCTGGATGAACTTAAAGATAGGGTATCAGCAGAAGGATATGATGAATGTCTAATATGTGATATACTAGAGATAAGCACTGAAGAATTACTCAATGCTTTTGAAGATAAACTACTAGATAAAAGGAGAGAATTTGACGACGATGATGATGACACTTGAAGGATTCATTCTATATAACATTGTTATGTGGGCTATGGGTTGGTATTTATTAGTACGTAATGGTGAGAAGGAATATGATAATGGTTTTATGGATGCAGTACAATTACATTCTGAGGGAAGACTCACTTATTCTAGAGAGAACATAGGTGAACACAAGGATGTATTAACAATAGAGGTGAGCGATGAAGTCTGATACATACGTAAAGAAAAGAGATGGCTCACTAGAGCTACTTGATTATGATAAGATTCATACTATGTTATCTCAGTGTGCTGAGGGACTGAACGTATCTGTATCTGATGTAGCACTTAATGCACACCTAAAGATTGCTAACAAGATGTCATC